GTGCTTACGCACGTTGATGAAAAAGGTTCAAGCATTAGTAGAATAAATAAAGTCGCATTTCAAAGTTGAGAAATAATCCGGTTTTGTGCAACCATTTTAATCGGGCTGCGTAAATAATCCTAAACACCACAATATGAATCACTGGAATAAAACCAAAATCGTCCCAAGCTCAGACACAAACGTGTTCAAGTTTGTATTCACCAACGAAAACGCTGTTGCCGAATCCGTCCTATACAGGTATGGAAGCTTTGAGGAACGCACAGTCATCTGCTGCTCCACGCAGTCAGGATGCCCCGTTGGATGCCGTTTCTGTGGAGCGGGCGACTACTTTGTGCGTTCGCTCACAACGGATGAAATCATCGAGCAGGTCACATCCTGCATTGCCTACTCGGAAACAGACCCACGCAAGGTCAAGCGGGGGCAGATCATGTTTATGAGTATGGGAGAGCCAATGCTGAATTGGAAGGCATTGAAGCCCGCTTTGTACAAACTCAGGAACATGTACCCCAACTTTGCCCTGCTTATCTCGACAATCGGGCCAAATGTCGGGCAGAACGTATGGGATGATTTGATTGCCACGGCATTGGACATCGACAACATCGGCTTGCAGTTCAGTGTCCATGAAGTCGAAAAGGACAAGCGGGACGCGCTTATCCCATTCAAGTCGAAACTCAGCCTTGAAGAATTGGCACACATCGGCACTCAGTTCTACAATGCCACCGGACGACAGGCTTTCTTCAACTACTGTGCGCATGACGGCAACGATTCCGAGTTCCATGCAGCACGGCTCAGGGAACTGTTCCACCCACGCGCATTCCAATGCACCATTTCCGTGATTTGTGAGCGCGATGAATCCGTTGCTGCATCCAACCAACGGCAGCGTGACCTTGCGACCTCGTTCATGTCCAAAATGGCATCGTTGGGGTTTTCTTGCAGCCACTTAACAACGGCAGTATCAGCGCCAGATGGCAGATTAGGCGTGTATGCCGCTTTACCAGCTGCATTCTGTAAGCCCTGAATTGCTATCGATCTGTTGCGCGTTTTCTGTTCTACAACTTCAGGAGCATCGCCGGGCTGTGGAAAATATTGCTTTCTAGCGTTGTCAAATTCATTCTGACCAATAGCCGCGCCGGATTCTTTTCTGAGAATGGCGTTGATAAAGTCACGCTGCGCTTGATCTACTTTTTGCTCATTACCTGATAGCGCTTTGTTTGTCAGTATGTTTAGGCCTGGGATATTCTCGGTGCTGCCTTTGATGTTTACCTTCAGCGGGTCATATTCCGAGCCGACTTCTGCCAAAATTCTATCTGACTCACCAGCGCGAGCGCCAAACAGAGCGGCATTAGTTTCGCCCTCTGTAAACTTAGGAGCAGTAACCGCTTTGCCAATCTGACCGCCGCTAACCTCAATTGGCCTAGGTGGGGCATCAGGGTTATTAACGTCAACAACAAACGCTTTGCCTTGCTCGTTGTAGATGATCTGGTTTTTAGGCTTAGCCATTCCATCGCCGCCACCATCAGCAGCCTGACCGCGCAAAGCTAATCCTTGCGCAAATTGGTCTAGCCGTGCATTCTGATAGTATGCCGACCGATCTGCTCTCTGCTGTGCAATATCCATGCGCTGCAATTCAAGCTTGTCCTTAAACGACATGCTCTGCTCTAACAGTGTGCGCTGTGCATTAGGGTCATATTGCTCAGGCAAACGCTGTAAAGCCTCTGCACCAAACATATCGCCAAACTGTTGTCTAGCGGCATCCCATGATGCCTGATCTGTTGCGCCGCCTACTACCTGAGCGCCTGCATCGAGCATCTTTAACTGCTGATCGATATTCGCCGCTTTTGCTGCGGCTTGCGCTTTAACATTCTCCGCAGACAATGATTGCAGTTTAGTGCCTGCCTCAAATCCTAAGTTTGGATTACTGATCATCGCGTTAAGATCGCCGCCACTTTCACGATAGGCGCGGTCAAGATTCTGCTTGTCGGCCACTTCCATATCGACCATAGCATTCTGTTGCCGCAATCCTTTCAGCCTCTCAGCGTTAGCCATAGCTTCACTAGGAAGCATGACGTTCGGTGTTTCTACCTGCATTGCAAACGGTTGAATAGCCATTATTCATAACTCCCGGTTGCTGAATTCCATTTGACACTGCCATCACTGGTTGGTTCGCCTTTTGCAAATCCGCCATTATTGTTATTGGCGAAATAGTTTGCGCCAAAGTCCATCATCAAAACGATCAACACTAGCTACGACTCACAATTCGGCAAAGAAGGCGCTAAAATTGGCGACTCTCTCCGCATCCGTCTGCCTAACCGCGCTACTGTGCGTACTGGCCGCGTTATGGATGTTGCTGATGTTGATGATGACAGCGTAACACTGACAGTTGCTACACAGAAAGGCGTAGATTTGCGCTTTACTTCTGCTGAGATGGCACTGGGCGTAGATTATCTGCGTGAGCGTTACATCAAAACTGCCGTACAACAGCTCATATCTGAAATTGAGTATGACGTGTTGAACGGTGTTACTAAAGCTGTAGGTAACCTGGCTGGTACTGTTGGTACTGCAATGTCTGATCTTGCTGGTCTGGGTCAAGCCCGCGCCATCCTGAATGGTCAAGCAGCTCCAAAACGTGACCGCGCTGTGCAGATGGATTCTATCCAGATGGCTAGCATGGTAAACGGCTTGAAAGGCTTGTTCCAAGACTCTACTCAGATCAAAGAAGCAATGCGCGAAGGCTTTTATGGCCGTCTTGCAATGGGTGACTTGTATGAGCAAGAAAAACTGTGGACTATGACCAATGCTGCTGACGTGTCTACTACTCTGGACACTTACACCATCACTAATGGTGACGCTGACATTACTGTAGCTACATTGTCTGCCGCTCCTACTGCTGGTATGACGTTCACTATCGCTGGTGTATATGCTTGCCATCCTGAGACTAAAGCATCTTTGGGCTATCTGAAGACGTTTGCTGTAGGTACTGGCTCAACTGTCACTAACGTGGTATTTGCTGACCCTATCTACATCTCTGGCCCTAAGCAGAACTGTGTTGCTTCTAACACTACTACTGCCGCTGTTGAGTTCACTGGCAACGCCAGCGCTGCTTACCGCATTGGCTTGATGTACGCAAAAGATGCGTTTGCATTTGTAACTGCTGATCTCCCTAACTTGGGCGACATGTCTACTCGTCGTCAAGACGAAGGCTTGAGCATCCGTGTATCACAAGGTACTGACATCCGCAATGACGAATTGCTGACTCGTATCGACGTGCTGTACGGTTACAAGTGTATCCGTCCTGAGTGGGCTTGCCGTTTGATCGGTGCAGCAGCAGCCTAATTGGTTGGGGGTGTAACAACCCCCTATCATTTTCAATCTTTGAGGTAATTATCATGGCTACAACTCTCAGCACTACCGTTTACGAATACGCACCACAATCCGACAGCGGCTTTGTTGTCGGCAGCGTGTCATCTGACAAAGTGGGCTTTTATGGCAAAGTTCCTGCTGCCCAACGTGCGTACACTGCCAACCTGTTGACTACTGCTGTAGTGACTTCTGCCTCTTTCGGCACGTTGCAAGTGGCTCAACTGCAAGAAGTGATCAACGTACTGAAAGACATCGGCATCTGCGCTTCAGCTTGATGAGGTATCAGCGCGGCTAGGTTAGCTGCTGAAAGTCCGTTACCCGACGGATTGCTGCGCTGGTTTTATCGGGCGTCACTTGGGTGGTGATTATGCAAAACATTGTATTTAGTGGTCGAGCGAAAGACGAGAAGAAGCATGGCAAGAAAGTCTGCTTTTGTATTCCTACGCTAACTACGCCTTTTGCTGTAACGATTGAAAGTCTCAAAGCGAGTTGTGAACTGCTAGAGGCGAATGGCTGGGAACACGGTACGGTTTTCGAGATAGGCAATCCTTATATCTCGCAAGCACGTTCCGCTATGTTGCGAAAGGCTTTGGATTGGGGCGCTGATACAATTGTATTCATCGACCATGATTTGAGCTGGAAGCCAGAAGATTTGGTTTTGCTGGTTGAGTCTGTTCCTGATGTAATAGGTGGGACGTATAGATTTAAGACGGCAGATGAGTTAAAGTACATGGGGCGCGTCTGTGTTGATGAGAACGAGCGGCCAGTTGTAGAAGTACACGGGGATAACCCGTTAAGCCAGCACTTGTTAAGGATGGAATCACTGCCCGCAGGATTCTTGAAAGTAACGAGGACTGCGATAAACCAGTTTATGCTCGCATATCCTGAGCTGGTTTATGGAGATAGAACTTCACCTCATGTAGACCTGTTTAATCACGGGGCGCATGAATATAAATGGTGGGGTGAGGACTATGCGTTTTGTCGGCGCTGGAATCAGATAGGTAAGCTGTACTGTATACCTAATCTGGAACTAGATCATCATCTCGCCAATGGTGAAGTATTCGCAGGTAATTTCCACGAGTATCTGCGCGATTACGGCGGCAAATAATGGCAACAGCTGGTGATTTGATCAACATTGCGCTCAGGACTTTTGGCGCATTAGCATCTGGCGAAACTGCTGACTACAGCATGGCTAACGATGCGCTGGTCAAACTCAATCACCTGATTGAATCGTTATCAAATGAAAACCTAGTTATCTACCAGAACACACAGGACTCGATGACACTTGACGGGTCACAGTCCTACTCCTTTGGATTAAGTGGTACGCCTGATATAAACTCAGCGCGGCCAATAAAGATACACTCTGCATTCTATCGTGATGCTAATTCGCTGGATTATCCGGTTGATGTTATCACGCAGGGCGAGTACGACAGCATCGGTGATAAGACGTTTGCATCTGACATACTGACTTATATCTACGTCAATCCTACCTATCCGAATTCTACTGTCTACGTTTACCCCGTTAGCACGTCAGGTACGTTACTGATTAACTCTAGCAAGGCGCTGACTTCGTTTGCAACGCTTGTTACATCCGTTTCATTGCCGCCTGGATATGAGCGCATGTTGATATACGGGTTAGCATCTGAGCTAATGATTGAATACGGGATGATCAATCCGGCTATTGAGCAGCGTTATGTTGAAAGCAAGTCAGACTTGAAGCGCACGAATACCAACCCTTCGACTATGCGCGTTTCTGTGCCGTTTGGCCGTTTCCGTGGCAATCGTCATTTTGAGAGTGATGGCGCATGAGCTTTGCTAAGATGCCATTCTCTGTTGATGTCTCTGGGCTTAAGTCTGCGTTGCTGGCTAATCCTGATTTGTTTGACGAACATCCTGAGCGCCGCGTGGCTTATGGTTCACCGCATAATGGCATGTCTGATATATTGTACTTGGCAGCGCTCACAGCGGAGTATACCCACCCTTTGATGCGAACCTTTGGAGATGCACCGCCGCCTGTCTTCTCGGCATTGAGCGCGAGAAAGTCAGTTAATAGCGTGTGCGAGGCAAAGGTAAAGAATATCGCCTGCTGTGTTGTGCCTTCACCCGCTGGCATTTGCGCCTGTATTGCGCCACCAGTAACGGCGGTAGCAGTAATCACGCCAACGTTATTCAGTGTTGAGCCTGCAAGGTATACAGATATGCGGTTAATGCCTAGCCACGTTGTCGAAGTAACTACAGGAGTAGTACCGTCCAGCGCTACCACCTCTGTCTGCTCATTGCGGCTTGCGTCAACACCATAAACCACAACAGACCGCGCACCAGTTCCCGCACTATCGTCTTCAATTGACGTTGATACAATGGATAGCGTGCTAGCTGTTGTCAGTGGTGTAAACGTGCCGCCGAATGAAGCGATTATCTCAGTGCCAGTATCTACATCCGCGTTATAGCCGAACTTATTCCACGTTGTATAGCCTTGCCTGCGACCTAGTGCCACCTCATAGTTAAACGATGTAGGTCTAACCACGTTAGCATCGTAATCCTGCGATAATGTCGAATCGCAAGGCGCGTTAAGCTGCCCACGGTTGCCAATCATTGACTGCAATCTTAGATAGGTCTGATTTGCCCCGCTATCATTTGTGAACACTACCCGCGCATACTTGCGGCAATTCTTGAATACATGAGGCGGCTCAATCTGAGCCGTCCGATAGTAGCGAGTAAGCGTACTATCTACATTGCTGGCATCAGGCGAATACTGAACGCTGTATGTGCCGTTCTGGTCTGTCTTGATTGATACAGAGAAGTCAGTGAAAGCCGATACATCAATCCACGTTCCGGTATAAACAGCGGCATTGTTAAGTGGCGTTGTTGAGCTATTGCCAGCATCGACAAAGCCCTGATTGCGTAAAATCGTCATAATACCATCCAGTTTGCGCCGTCAGATTGCAGCGTCAGTGCTTCATAAAGTGACAGAGGGAATGCGGTAACATCGTCAATGTACTGGCCGCCCGTAGTTGCTACCGTCAAGATTGCAGAGTTGCCAGACTTGATAAAGTACACCTTGCCAGATACCCCGACAGCGGTAGGGAGTGTAATAGTGTAATCAGCCGACCCTGTACACTTAACCGTACAGTCTGTTGTCAGCACCGAATATGTGCCGGTGACAATCGTTACCCTAGCCTCTACCAGCCAGGTTACCTACAGCTTTAGTAACACCGTTCAATACGTCATACTCAATTTCAGATATGAGCTGTTGTACGGCAGTTTTGATGTAACGCTCACGCAGATAATCTACGCCCAGTGCCATCTCAGCAGAAGTAAAGCGCAAAT